CCTGCCCATCCGTCCCCGATGCAGTCCGAGACGATGCTGGACAGTCCGTTTAAGACCCGACCCAATCCAGATCAATGACAGATAAACCCAAGAAGTCCAAGCCGGTGCGAGGGGCAACGAAGCCGAGGCTTCACAGTCCACTTCTCAAAGGCGAAAACAAGCTGCAAGATGTAAAAGATTTATGTGACATAGTAAAGATCCCTTTATTGCCATGGCAGGAGTTTGTCCTAAAAGACATGCTGACTGTGGACAAAAAAGGCAACTGGATACGCAAGACAAACCTCATTCTCGTTGCCAGACAGAATGGCAAAACCCACCTAGCGCGTATGCTGATCCTTGCTCACTTGATTAAGTGGAATACCAATGTCCTTATCATGTCCTCTAATCGAAGCATGGCTCTGGACACCTTTAGACAGATTACTAACCTACTGGAGACAAATGACCACCTTAAAGGGTTCGTTAAACAGATCAGACACGCCAACGGCACAGAGTCAATTGAGATGCTATCTGGAGCAAGGCTTGATGTTGTGGCAGCAACTAGAGACGGCTCTCGCGGTCGATCAGTCAATGGACTGCTCTACATCGATGAGATCCGAGAGATCACAGAAGAAGGATTTAGAGCTGCAACTCCTACAACTAGAGCTCACCCAAACTCTCAGACGCTTCTTACCTCTAATGCAGGAGACGCTTTCAGCGTTGTACTCAACGACCTACGAGAAAGAGCTATCGACTACCCACCCAAGTCTTTTGGATTCTATGAATACTCAGCTCCACAGTATTGCAAGATAACTGATCGGAATGCATGGGCTTTGGCTAACCCCTCTTTGGGATACACCATCACAGAGGAAGCGATTGAAGAGGCGATTGCTACTTCGCCGATTGAAAACACGCGTACTGAGACTCTTTGCCAATGGATCGATTCTCTAAGCAGTCCTTGGCCGCATGGAATCTTAGAGGAGACCAGCGATTCAACCCTTGAAATGGCAGTTGGGGCTTATACTGTATTCGGTTTCGATGTCAGTCCGTCACGCAGGAACGGATCATTGGTCGCAGGACAACTTCTCCCAGATGGGCGGATTGGCATCGGGATTCTGGAGACCTACAGCTCACAGGTTGCTATCGATGAGTTAAAGATGGCAGCCTCAATCAAAGCATGGTGTGACATTTATAAGCCGCGCCTTGTGTGCTTTGACAAGTATGCTACTCAAACGATTGCAGATCGTCTGGCTAATTCTGGAGTTATAGTTGAGGATGTATCTGGTCAGCAATTCTATAAGGCATGCGGAGACTTGCTAGAAGGCTTAGTCAATCACAGAGTGGTTCACAATGGACAAGCCGAGTTTATCCAGCAAATGAATAACTGTGCAGCTAAAGTCAATGACAGCGCATGGCGCATCATTAAACGCAAGTCAGCAGGTGACATCTCTGCTCCCATCGGCATCGCCATGGCGGTTAGTAAATTGATGATCCCTCAGCCTAAGCCACAGATTTATACTTAGACACGCCCTAGCAGATTGTCTAATTACTTGACAAATGCTACACTTTCTGTCTATGGGTAAAATCTTGCAGGCATTTGGGCTTGAAACTAAGCCACAATTACAAGCTCAGTCCGCACCTCAGGTATTGGGTGAGTACTCACCTTATGCGATGCCTTTCCAGTATGCCTTCGTAAGTCGTACTGAAGCTATGTCAGTTCCAGCATTACAACGCTGCCGCAATTTACTTGCTGGCACTATTGGCGCAATTCCTTTAGAGCTATACAAGAAATCTACAAATGAAGAATTAGGCTCACCTGCATGGTTAGAGCAACCTTCATACTCACAACCACGATCAGTAACAATTGCATGGACTGTTGATTCACTTTTGTTTTATGGTCAAGCATTCTGGAAAGTCGTGGAAGTCTATGCAGAAGATGGCAGACCATCTCGGTTTGAGTGGGTTGCTAATGATCGCGTAACTGCAACATTAGATTCTACAAATACTTTTGTTAAGTCTTATGCAGTTGATGGCACAACATTACCGATGGACGGCTTGGGATCTCTGATTACATTCCAGTCATTAGGCGATGGCATTCTTAATACAGGAGTCCAGACAATTCGCGCCGCTATCGATGTTCAGAAAGCCGCAGCAATTGCAGCATCAACTCCAATGGCAACTGGCTACATTAAAAACACAGGTGCAGACCTAGATCCTAAAGAAGTATCTGGATTACTAGCTGCATGGAAGAATGCGCGCCTTAATCGCTCAACTGCTTATTTAACATCAACTTTGGAATACAATCCAGTTTCATTTTCACCTAAAGACATGATGTACTCAGAGGCTATCTTTAACCTCGCAACAGAGTGCGCTCGTTTGTGTAATGTTCCTGCTTATTATGTTTCAGCAGATTCTAATAATTCAATGACTTACGCAAATGTTCAGGATGAGCGCAAACAATTCCTCACACTATCTCTACAACCATTTATTACAGCGATTGAAGATCGTTTGTCAATGGATGACATTACCGCTCGTGGAAATGTCGTTCGATTTGACATCGATCATAACTTCCTTCGTACTGATCCAATGGAAGAGCTTGCAGTAATTGAAAAACTTCTTAGCCTTAATCTCATTACAACTGAACAGGCTATGGAAATGACTGATCTAACACCTAATGGAAGTCAAGGTATGGCATGAATCAAGTAATCACCTTCTCTGCTGATCTCACAGCAGACTCAGCGAGTCGCACAATCTCAGGCAAGATCGTGCCTCTCAATGTTGAAGCAGGATCGACAAACATGGGCAAAGTAATCTTCGAGTCTGGATCAATTGAGATTCCAGATCCTAAGTCAATCAAGTTGCTTAATCAGCACGACATTAAGAAGCCTCTGGGTCGCGGTGTTACATTCAGCGAGTCAGAAGATGCTATTCACGCAGTATTTTCAATCAGCCGCTCACAGCGCGGCACAGAAGCTCTCATCCTTGCAGAAGAAGGATTACAAAGCGGACTTAGCATTGGTGCAGAAGTCCTAAAATCAAAGATCAAGGATGGCGTGATCCATGTATCCGCTGCACGCTTGGTCGAAGTTAGTTTAGTAACCGAGCCAGCATTTAAGTCTGCTCAGGTTACTGAAATTGCAGCAGAAGAATCTGCTGTTGAAGAAACAATCCAACCAACAGAAAGCGAGACAGCAATCGTGGAAGAAACCACTCCAGCAGTCGAAGCAACACCAGTTGAGGCTCCAGCGGTTGAAGCTGCTCGTCCAACTGTTTCAGCAGCGTACTACACAAAGCCACGCATCGAGATTACAGCGGCTAAGTACGCAGAAAACACAATTCGTGCAGCACTAGGTGATGAGTCAGCTCGTCAATACCTACGCGCAGCAGATGACACAACAGACAACGCTGGTTTAGTACCAACACGCCAGTTGTCAGAAATCATCAACCCACTAGGCACAACAATCCGTCCATCAATCGAAGCAATCTCACGCGGAGTGCTTCCAGATGCAGGTATGACATTTGAGATCCCAAAGATCACAGCGATGCCAACAGTTGCAGTAACAGCAGAAAACGCAGCATTTTCAGATACAGACCAAAATAGTGCATTTTTATCTGTGGATGTTAAGAAATACGCCGGACAGCAAACATTCAGTGTTGAGCTTCTCGACAGAACATCTCCAGCATTCTTTGATGAGCTAGTCCGCAACATGGGCGCAGCTTACGCAAAGGCAACAGACGCAGCAGTAAATGCTGCTCTTATCGCAGGTGCAACAGCAGATGCAACAACAACAGTAACTTACCCAACAGCTTCAGAGTTGCTTGGAATCGTTGCTCGCGGATCAGCATCTGTCTACAACGCAACACTAGGCTTGCCAAACCCATTCGCTCGTAACATGATCGTGAACACATCACAATGGTCAAACATCATGACACTTAACGACAATGGTCGTCCAATCTACACAGCAACAAACCCAATGAACGCTGGTGGATCAGTTGTACCAACAGCACTACAGGGAAATGTTGCAGGACTCAACCTCTATGTAACACCAAACACAGCTTCAGGAACAGACACAGACGGATCAATCGTCATTGTGAACCCAGATGCTTACACATGGTACGAGTCACCAAACTACCGACTACGCGCAGAATCAACTGCAAACGGATCAGTAACAATTGGTTACTACGGCTTCGGCGCAATCGCAACTAAGGTTGCTGCTGGCGCATTCAAGAACAACAAGGCGTAAGCCACACTAAGTCGCTCTGAGGGGTAGTAGCCCTCTACCCCTCAGAGTCTTTAGAAAGGATCAGGATGTCTCTTACAACAGTTGCAGAGCTTCGTACCACTCTCGGTGTGGGTACTCTCTATCCTGATGCCACTTTACAGGAAGTGTGCGACGCTACCGATGCAGTCCTACTTCCAATGTTATGGGCAGATGTTTATTTCAATGTTGCACACAGCAACACAACCACAGTAGGCACACTTTACTTTGATGTGCCTGTCAAAAACATTTTTTATGTAGGCCAAACAGTTGTAGTCAATAACAATCAAGCGCACTACAACGGATCAAAAACAATCACAGCAGTTGGCGATTATTCAATTTCTTATGCAATTACCGGCACTCCAACGGCTCAACCACGCCACAATGTCAATCCTTATGGCACAGTCACAATCGCTCCATCAACTGACTGGACAGCAGACATGGCTATCCAGCAAGCAGCTTTAATGGTATCTGTTGAAATCTGGCAAGCGCGTACAGCCACCCTTTCTGGCAGTAACCTTGTAGATTTCCAGCCAAGCCCTTACCGAATGAGCGCACAGCTTCTCGCTAAGGTGCGAGGATTGATAGCACATGCACTTGATCCGCGTTCTATGGTGGGCTAATGCCTCCAGTTGCTATCACCACACTTCGCACCACTTTAGCGACTGCTTTAGTCAATAACGCTAAGTGGCAGACATTTGCCTTTCCGCCTGCAACAGTCCTTGCTAACTCTGTGATCGTGTCTCCAGATGATCCATACTTGACACCATCTAACAATCAGCACATCACTATCAGCCCGATGGCTAACTTTAAGATCGTCATGACTGTCCCATTGTTCGACAATGAGGGAAACCTTAACGGGATTGAAGATACTGTTTATAGCGTGTTCACTCTGCTTGCAGCATCATCTTTAACCTATAATGTAAGCGCGATTAGCGCACCAAGCGTTCTCAATGCTGCGTCGGGAGACTTGCTCAGCTGCGAGATGTCACTATCCATTTTAACGAGTTGGGGATAACAATGTCCGATTGGGATAAAGAGAATGAAGCCTTTCTGATCAAGATCGGACAGGTCGTACCACCAGCACCAAAGCCAGCAACTACTAAGAAGGACGAGGAATAATCTCATGGCTGTATTTCTAAATAACAATGTAGGTGTGAAGATTAACTCAGTCGATCTTTCAGACCATGTAACAGCAGTAACAATCAACCGCGCATTCGATGAGCTAGAAGTAACCGCTATGGGTGACTCGGCACACAAGTTTGTTAAGGGTCTAGAGTCATCATCTGTGACAATCGACTTCCTCAACGACACAGCAACAGCCAATGTATTGGCAACACTACAAGCAGCATGGGGAACAACAGTCACAGCTGTATTTCTACAGACAAAGGGAACAGCCGTCTCAGCGACTAACCCTCTGTACACAGTCTCATTGTTGATCAACAACACCACAGACATCAATGGCGCAGTCGGTGACATTGGCACACAGTCAATCACATTTACTGCTAACTCAACTGTTGCAGTAGCAACAACTGGATCATTCTAAACAACTAAACAAAGGGGCTAAACATGGCAAGACTAAAGATCGTTCGACAAGATGGAAGTGTATTAGAAGGCGAGATCACCCCAGCGGTGGAGTACGCGTTCGAGCAGTACGCTAAAAAGGGTTTCCACAAAGCCTTCAGAGATGAAGAAAAGCAATCGGATGTTTATTGGCTTGCATGGGAAGTCACACGCAGATCAGGTGAGTCTGTTAAGCCTTTCGGGATGGATTTCATCGAGACACTTAAAAGTGTCGAGGTGCTTGACTCTGACCCTTTAGCTTAAAGCGGGATCTTCCATTCACTTATCTAATTGCTCGGTTGAGCATTAGATTGGGGATCTCGCCACAGCAGTTATTGGATCTAGATAAAACAATGCTCGATGCACTTGTGCAAGGGCTAAAGGATGAAGCGAAAGAGGTGAGCGATGCAAATAGAGTTAAGAGGAAACGCTGACCTTCGCAAAGCATTACGCCGCTTCGCTCCTGATTTAGAAAAGTCTCTGAAGGTTGAAATGAAGCGAGGACTTGCCCCAGTTGCTAAAGCAGCTAGGGGTTTTGTTCCTTCTCAATATCCTTTAAGCGGTTGGGCTCCTAGATCATTTAATGAAGGATCTTTCCCTACTTACAATGCTAATGTTATTAAAAGCAAGATTGGCTATAGCACAGCCGTAACAAAGCCAAATGCCAGAGGTTTTAGCTCTATGGCTTCTGTATTTAATAACTCTCGCGCAGGTGCGATCTATGAGTCTGCTGGTCGTAATGGCGCACAAGGTCAGCCGTGGGTCGGTCCTAATGGTCCAGCAGGTAAAAAGTACTCACATTCACGCAACCCTAAGGCGGGTGAGCAATTTATTGCAGCGATGCCTGAACTTAGCGGCAGTCTCAAAGGTCGTGGTCGTTTAATCTTTAAGGCATGGAACCTTGACAAGGGAAGAGCTGAAGGCATCATTAACAAGGCTATTAGTACAGCAGAAATTGAATTGTATAAGCGATCTAAATCTGGGGCTTTAAGGAGAGCAGCGTGAACTTTCTCGAAGTCATTAACATCGCATCTAAGTTTGATGCCAAAGGATTTAAGCAAGCCGAGACTGCACTTGGCAAGTTAGCCAACACTACTAAGAAATTAGCAGGTGCGGCAGGTATTGCCTATGGAGCTGCTGCCATTACTGCTTACGGCAAAGCAGCGGTAAAAGCGTTTGCACAAGATGAAGCCGCAGCAGTACGACTTAACAGAGCAGTTACTAACTTAGGGATTGGCTTTGCTAATCCTGCAATCGCTGATTACATTGGCAAGTTAGAAAAGTCTGCCGCAATTGCCGATGACATTTTGCGCCCTGCTTTCCAATCATTATTGACCACGACTGGCTCACTTACAAAGTCTCAGGAATTGCTTAACAATGCAATTACGATCAGCCGCGCATCTGGTGTTGATCTAGCTACAGTTAGCGAGGATCTCGCTAAAGGTTATGTAGGTATAACAAAAGGACTTGCTAAATACAATACAGGTCTTACAAGATCAGAATTAAACACTAAATCATTTTCAGAGATTTTAGGTGTATTGCTTACACGATCAGCGGGAGCAGCAGAGGATTACTTAACCACTACATCTTACAAGATGGATGTTCTAGCTATTGCTACAGGCAACGCATCCGAGATTATTGGTGAAGGATTAGTAGAAGCTTTTGCACGCATTGGCGGTGGCACAGAAGCCAGCGATGCACAGATAGCCATCGAGGGAATTGCTAAGGCAATCTCTGGAATTACAATAGCCACAGGCACAGCTTTAGGTGGTTTGACCAATGTCTTTAGAACATTAAAGAACCTACCTAAAAACATCTTTCAAGGTTTTGCTGGTGTTCAAGGTGGCGTAAATCTAGGATCAGTCGCTCCAACACCTAAATTGACCCTTAGCCAACAAAAGCAACAAGAAGCTTTAAAGGCTATGGAAACGGCAGCGATTAAGCGTAATAAAGAATTGCTGGCATTAAAGACTAAGCAACTAGCAATTGAAAAGCAGACTCTGAGTCAAAAGAAGTTACAGGCTGCAATTGACAAAGCTAACCTTGCCCTTAATAAGGGAACAGATGTCTTTGACATGGACAAGATCCAGATTGCAGCAGCTCTTACAAATCAAGCCGAGCAATTAGGCAAGGCAACTTCATCGGCTCAACTTCTACAAATTGCCAATGACACAGCACGCCTAAATGTCAAGAAGTCAATCCTTGACCTAGAAGATGCAATTGCCTCTAAGGATGAGCAAGCGATCATCAGGGCAACAGAGAAACTCAATGCAGACCTTAAAATCTTAGGCGCACTCTCTGGACAGAATGTAAAGCTGTCAGACATCAAGTCAATCCTTGATAGCCTAAAGCCAAAGGATCTTATCAATCTGGCTAACCTTGATGCTGCTATTGCCAAGATGATGGAATTGCTACGCCTTCAAGGCACTAAGCCATCTGGAGCAACAGGTGGCTCATCTGCTTCTACTGGTTCGACAGGTTCAACGGGTGGAGCAACAATCTTTCCTTTCCCAAGTGGTGCAACATCCATCGCTGAAACTAATGCCAATGTTGCAGCTCTCGGCGGAGTTATTACGCAGATTCTACCTAACCTTAAAGAGTTCACTCCAGATAGCGGCATGATCTCAGGCATTAGCCCTAATGGTCGTGAATTTAATTTCTCAGTAACCGTGAACACAGGTGTGGGAGATCCTAACGCCATCGCTGAAGCTGTAACTCAGGTCATTCAAGATGCTGTAGATCGTGGCACTTTACGAGGTGGGTCTTACTAATGACATGGTTGCCAGAGTGGCGGGTGACAGTAGGTGATGATGTCTATACGACTGTCACTTCTGTGTCCTTTGCCTCTGGTCGCTTAGACATTGATCGTCAGGCTACTGCTGGGTATTGTCAGGTCGAGATCGTCAATACAGATAACTCACCTTTCACCATCAATGTTACAGAGCCAATCCTTTTAGAGTTGAAAAACTCATCTGGCACCTATGTCACAGTATTCGGCGGAGAAGTATCAGACTTCAACATCGGGGTAAGAAGCCCAGACGAAGCGGGTTACATAACAACAGGCAAAATTCTAGGCATTGGCTCATTGGCTAAATTAGTAAAGGCTGTTTATAACACAGCACTTGCAGAGGGTTTAGATGGCGCACAGATCGCAGCCATTCTAGGCGCAACCCTAGAATCAAATTGGGATCAAGTCACTCCAACAGTCACATGGGCAACTTACCCAGCAACTACGACATGGAATGAAGCCGAGACTTATGTGGGAACAGTGGACTCAGGCTTCTATACCATGATCAGTCAGGCGGCACAGCCTACTGTCAAGTCTCAAACCCTAGTCGATCAGATTGCCACTAGCGCACTGGGTCAGATCTATGAGGAAAAGGACGGCGATGTCTCTTACGACGATGCAGACCATCGCTCTAATTACCTTGCATCTAATGGGTACACTTATCTAAACGGAGCTTACGCAACCCCTAGCAGTATCACATCTCAGACCCAGATTGCCCGTATCCGTAACAGCCTGATCTATAAATACGGCACAGGATACGCTTCGACCTACAGTGTCTCTGATTCGACTTCTGTTAGCTCTTTTGGCCTGTATGAGCGTTCTTTTGAGTCCAACATTAAGAACCTTGCAGACATCACTGAAATCGGGAACAGAGAGCTAAATCTACGCAAAAACCCGAGCAGCTCATTGGGAGCAATCACCTTCCGTCTGGACAATCCAGACATGCCATCTACAATGCTTGACTCGCTGATTAATGTCTTTTTTGGCGAGCCTGTTCTCATTGAAAATCTGCCATCTAATCTTTTAGGGGGAACATTTGAGGGCTTTGTGGAGAACATCGCCCTTCGTGCCACTCCCACCTTCGTGGACATTACTCTTTACATTACGGCTACAGAGTTTTCACTTTCAACAACTCAATGGGAAACAGTCCAACCATCTTCAACCATCTGGACAGGTGTAACTGGTACACTTGACTGGAACAACGCGACAGGAGTATTAGCATAAATGGCAACAAGTCCCAACTTTAACTGGCCAGAGCCAGACAACACAGACCTCGTTAAAAATGGTGCGTTAGCCATGCGCACCCTTGGTAATGCTATTGATGCTTCAATGGCAGACCTTAAGGGTGGCACTACTGGTCAAGTTTTATCCAAGGCAAGCAATACAGACATGGACTTTACTTGGGTAGCACAAGATGACTCAAATGCTATCCAAAACTCAATAGTCGATGCAAAAGGTGACATTATTGTCGCAACAGCAAATGACACACCTGCTCGTTTAGGAGTAGGTACAAATGGTCAAGTCCTTAAAGCAAATAGCGCAACGGCTACAGGTTTAGAATGGGCTGCCGATACAGCTGGCATGACTAATCCAATGACTACCACAGGTGACACAATCTATTCATCTAGTGGATCAACACCTGCCCGATTAGGAATTGGATCATCTGGTCAAGTTTTAACTGTTTCAGGTGGAGTGCCTACATGGGCAAGCCCAGCAGGTGGTGGCGGTATGACTTTGCTTTCAACTACTACCCTTTCAGGCACTAGCACAGCAATCAGCTCAATTTCAGGTAGTTACACTAATCTCTTAGTTCTAGTGTATGGAATTACAGGTTCGACAGGCGGCGAATTGCGCCTAAATGGTGCTACCACAGGAGTTTATGCGACTAAAACATTCACAGAAGCTGGTAATTTTTACAGTGGTGTTGTCAATAATGGCATGACTCGCTGGAATGAAGGTGGTGCAGTCAGTGGCAACATTTCTGTTGCATTATTAATTAATAATTATGCTTCAACAGCTTCAACAAAAGTAGTGAAAAACACAGGTGGTTTTATGAATAGCACAACGGGTTATTCATTCAACCAGTATGGTTTCTATAACTCAACATCTGCAATCACTTCATTAACAGTCACTTCAGATGGTGCATCTTTTACAGCTGGAACAGTCCTAATCTACGGAGTTAAATAATGACTAAGCCAATGATCCGCATACATGACCTAGCAACCGATGAGATTATTGATCGTGAAATGACAGATGCAGAGTACGAAGTTCATCTAGAAGAAATTGCTAAGCGAGAAGCAGAGCAAGCAGAAAAAGATGCCAAAGCTGCCGCTAAGGCAGAGCTTCTAGCAAAGTTAGGCATCACAGCAGAAGAAGCGGCTTTGCTACTTGCATGAAAGTAAAGCTCTCTAAGGCAGCTGTTCAGTTAAGAGAACAGATAGATGACTCGTTCCCAGATAGGTCTCGCCTATCAGACGGATGGATCGCGGATGCAAGGCACATGCGTTCTGGCAAGTCTGATCATTGTCCAGATGCTGAAGGCTGGGTACGCGCCATCGATGTATCGCGTGGGTTATTTCAAGGATCAGAGCCAGACATCATGGGCGATCTTATTGATCAACTTCGAGCAGCTTGTAAAGCCAAGCGAGAGAACCGCATTTCTTACATCATTTACGATGGGTTTATCTACTCATCAAAGTTTAGGTTTATCAAAAGAAAGTACACAGGGGCTAACAAACACACGAAGCACGCTCATTTCAGCTTTAAAAAAGAAGCTGACAATGATGGGGCTTTTTATCAAATACCTATGTTAGGCGGAGAATAATGAAGATCAAGCATCCTGCATACTTAGCCGGTGGAGCTTTCCTTGCAGCTTGGGCATCATCTAACTTTGAGGCAGATTACCGCGCAATACTCTGGGCTGTGCTATCTGGCATCTTCGGTTATGCGAGCCCTAAAAAGTGACACAATCGGACTTCTTTACCCTCTACATAGCAAGTCTAGGCATCTTTGGTGGGCTTGCAGGTTATGTCATTACTCATCTACTGAATGAAATCAAGCGACTCAATCAGCGTGTCGATGAGATCTATAACATCTTACTAGAGCGATAATTTAATCATGGCAAGAAAAGCAACTAAGGCATTAGAGGAACAAGGTTACTCAAAGCTTGATGCTTACTGCATCGGATTGCATGAGTATTACAGATCCTTGCGTCGATCAGGGTTTACAGAAGATCACGCTCTTTACATGCTATCGGTTGTAGATTCTTACCCGGGGTGGATCCTGCCTGATCCTATCGAGCCAGAGCGGTTCGGAGATTACGAAGATGAGGATGACGATTAAGCGAATCGTTGTAGTCTCGGATTTACAAGTCCCTTACCATGACAAGGTTGCTACTCGTAACCTTGCTTCTTTCATTACAAAGTTTAAGCCAGATCAAGTAGTCACCATTGGCGATGAGATCGACCTTCCCCAAATAAGCAAGTGGGAAGAAGGGCGCATGGGCAGTTATGCCCAAACCTTAGATGATGATCGTAACGAGGCTGTTCAGCTTCTCTGGGAATTAGGCGTTACAGATTGCATCCGCAGCAATCACACAGATCGCCTGTATAACATCATCATGGCTAAAGTGCCAGCCTTTGGGGCTTTGCCAGAGCTTCGTTTTGAGAAGTTCATGAAGTTTGATGAGTTGGGCATTACCTTTCACAAAAACCCTATGCCTATTGCACCTAACTGGATTGCAGTACATGGAGATCACACACCCATCAAGCCACAGGGGGGCTTATCAGCCCTAGAAGCGGCTCGTAGGCATGGAAAGAATGTGATTAGTGGTC